AGTCTAGACCTATCCAAGTTTGGGTACAGCGTTTAAACGGGCAAAACTTACCCACAGGTTATACAGTTGCAAGCGCCGTGGGCGCAACCGACACAACAATTACGCTGTCTTCTACAGTTGGTTTGCCAACTACAGGGTTTGTACTGATCGATAGTGAAACTATTTGGTATCAATACATCACAGGTAATATCCTTGAGGGATGCTACCGCGGACAAAACAATACAACAGCCGCTGCCCACAACGTTGGCGCATCGGTTACGCAACAAAGCTTACCCGCCATTACGCTTTGGCCTACGCCTGATAATGCACAGCAGTATCAGTTTGTGTACTGGAGATTGCGCCGGACAGAAGATGCGGGTGGTGGTGTAAACGTGATGGATGTGCCTTTTAGGTTTATTCCTTGTATGGCTGCCGGTCTTGCGTACTACTTATCCACAAAGCTCCCAAATGCTCTGCCGCGTATTCAAATGCTCAAGCAGCAATACGATGAGGCATGGGAGTTAGCGGCTTATGAGGACCATGAGAAGGCTGCACTGAGGTTTGTGCCTAGACAGCAGTTCCTTGGCACTGGTGCTTAATGGGAAACAGATTTGCCTCTGGCAAGTATGCAATTGCGGAGTGTGACAGGTGTGGGTTTAGATATAAGCTAACACAGTTACGCCGTGAAGTGATTAAGACCAAGAATTATGAATTGTTGGTTTGTAACAGATGTTGGGACCCGGATCATCCTCAGCTTCAATTGGGTATGTATCCAGTTGATGATCCTCAAGGACTTAGAAATCCAAGGCCGGATCGCAGTTATATTACCTCGGGTAATAGCGGTTTGCAGATTGACAAAGCAAACAACAGCGATACAACAATCCTGGGAACAGGAACGAATGAGGGTGGTAGTAGGATATTCCAATGGGGATGGAACCCTGTTGGCGGGGCACAGGCTAATGATTACATGCTAACTCCAAACGATTTAGCTTTGATTATTAACATAGGGCAAGTTACAATTTCGACAACATAGGAGCAAGTTATGGCTAAGAAAGAAATGAAAGATGACGACATGGCACAAGATAAAGCCATGATCAAGAAGGCTTTTAAAGAGCATGATGCTCAAGAACATCCCGGTAAGCACACCAAGCTTGTCCTTAAAAAAGGCGGTATGCCCATGAAGAAAATGGCTAAAGGCGGCGTGACATCTATGGGCGAGAAGAGTATGGGACGTAACATGGCAAGAGCTTCCAACCAAAGGGGCAGATAATGGCTAAATACAGCATGAAGCAAGGCGGCAAGGAAGTTGGCCCTGCATCCGTTTACGCAGAACCTCACACATCTGGCGGTAAAAAGCTTGAAGAGAAAGATATTGGTTTTTCTGTTGATGTTCCTACACGCAAGAATTGGACACCTTTAAATGGTGGTGTATCTATTGGCGTATGGAGCGATGAGGAAAAAGAAGGCGTAAAGATTCGTGGAACAGGTGCGGCAACCAAAGGCGTAATGTCTAGAGGACCCTTGGCGTGACCTACACGGAACTTATAACTGCGATTCAGTCTTATACGGAGAATCAGTTCCCGGCTGTCTATTTGGCAGACGGAACAACTGAGTCTACAACTATTCAGCTCAACCGTTTTATTGAGCAAGCTGAACAACGCATTTATAACGACATCCAATTTCCCTCTCTTAGGGCAAACGTTACAGGTGCTGTAACAGCAGGTAACGCTTACCTGTCTTGCCCAAATGATTTCTTGTCTGTTTATTCGATTGCTGTATACCCAACAACCGGTTCAAACGCCAATCAATATTCTTATCTCTTAAACAAAGACGTTAACTTTATTCGCGAAGCTTATCCAAATACTGGTGCATCAAGTTATGCACAGCCTCAGTACTATGCACTGTTTGGCCCACAGTACGGAAACGCTGCGGAGCTTAGTTTTATGTTAGGCCCAACGCCTGATCAAAACTATGCAGTTGAACTTCACTATTATTATTATCCGCCCACAATCATCCAAGGCGCAGTCAATGGTTCTTCTGTGACTAACGCGGGAACAGGATATACAAATGGTACATATTATGACGTGCCTTTGACCGGCGGTAACGGGAACTCTGCAATAGCCACTATCACGGTGTCTAACGGCGGAGTATCTAATGTAAGTGTCGTGAGTGGTGGAGCTTACTATGTGGTGGGTGACTCTATCTCCGCATCACCGTCTATTATTGGTAGCAGTGGAACAGGATTTACTGCTTCCGTGTCTAGTGTAAGCAATGCAACAGGCACAACTTGGCTTGGCGATAATTATGATGCGGCTCTTCTTTACGGTACATTGATAGAGGCATATACCTATATGAAGGGCGAGACAGACATCGTTACCTTATACAACACAAAATACAACGAAGCGCTTGCACAAGCTAAACGTCTTGGCGATGGTCTTGAGAGACAAGATGCATACCGCAGTGGTCAATATCGTCAACCGGTTACCTGAGGATAAAACATGGCATTTACGGGTAATTGGGCTTGCAATACATTCTTTACCGGGCTTTTGTCTGGTGTGTATAACTTTAATACGGGGACACCTCAAACGTATTACATGGCGTTATACACGAATGCGGCATCTTTGGATCAATACACAACCGCATATACCAATGTGGGGGAGGTTTCCTCAACAGGTTATACAGCGGGGGGACAGGCACTTACAATCAGTCAAGTGCCTACAACAGGATCATCAGGTGGACATATTGCTTATTTGTCTTTCAATAATCCAACTTGGACGGGATCTATTACCGCCAGGGGTGCATTGATTTATCTTAATAACGGCACGACAAACCCATCGGTTTGTGTTCTTGATTTTGGATCAGACAAGACATCGAGCAGTAAATTCACAGTTCAATTCCCGGTTGCTTCGAGTACATCGGCAATCATTACGCTTTCTTAAGGAGTCAAGATGACTATTGAAAAACAAAACTTTGGAGATTCCGCAATAGCTACGCTTCAAACAAACGCCAAGATCCCGGAAGGCATGGGCATCGAAGGTTGGTATCACGTTGTTTGCCGGGACAAAGACGGTAATATTAAATGGGAAGAAGAGTTTCCTAACCTGGTTGTGGCAGCAGGTAAGCAGTTAATGCTTGATACGCTCCTTAGAACATCAGGAACTTACACAACCCAAGGCCCTTTTCTTGGGCTAACAAATGCGTCTCTAACCCCTGCCGCAACAGATACCATGACAACTTTGGTTGGCGGCGGTAAAGAATTCACAGCCTATACCGTAGGCGGTTCAGCAGTTCGCGGTACAGCGGTTTTTGCGGCTTCTACAAGTACAGGATCTACACCTTCTAACGTAACGTCCTCGACAGCTACAGCAGTTACCTATACAATCACAGGCAGTGGCGGTACGATTTACGGATGTTTCCTGGTGACGGGTACAGGCGCAGTTAGCACACTCAGCTCTACTGCCGGTACTTTGTACTCAGAAGGCAACTTTACAACGGCTAAAACAACGACTGCGGGCGATACTGTAAGTGTTACTTATAGTACTACAGCTACATCATAATAGGGGCGATTTATGGCGTTTCTAATTAAAGACAGAGTCCTTGAGACTTGTAATGCCCCGGGTACAGGAGCGGTTACACCGCTCGGTGCAGTGACGGGGTATCAGTCTTTTAGCGCCGCTTTTTCCTCTACAAACGGAACCACAACCTATTACTGTATCGCCGACCAAGGCGGTGCAAACTGGGAAGTGGGACTGGGTACTTGGAACACAGGAAACACCATAACCAGGACAACCGTACTGGCATCTAGTAATGGTGGTTCTACAGTCAATTTTTCTACAGGTACACAAAACATATTCTGTACCTATCCATCTGAAAAAGCTGTTATCCAAGATGTAAACGGAAATATATCCGGGAACAGTTTTACGCCAGGTTGGGCAAGTACAATAACTGCCGCAGGAACAACAACACTTACTGTTGCAAGTACTTATTATCAAAGATTTGTAGGAACTACAACTCAAACCGTAGTTTTACCTGCGGCTAACACTGTAGCACTTGGTCAGGGTTACATTATTGATAATGACTCTACAGGTAATGTAACTCTACAAGATGGATCTTTAACTCCAATCACAGTAATTGTTCCTGGAATGGCAGGATTTATATTCTGCGAGAACAATGGCTCGGTTGCAGGTAGTTGGTCTGGTTACCAGTTTGTACCAGGAGCGGGTCCAAGTGGGGCTGTGACTTGGGGTACAGCAGGAATAGCGATGGGTGGTGGGGCTATATCAGGCTTAAACACTCTAAGCATGACTGGTCAATTGACTAACACAGTTGCTACGGGTACAGCACCTTTTGTAGTTTCAAGCACAACTCAGGTAGCAAACTTAAATGCCGCAACAGCAGGTAATGTGACAGGAATAGTTGCGGTAGCAAATGGAGGCACTGGAGCTTCAACAGTATCTGGGGCACAATCAAATCTTCAAGTCGATCCTGCGGGTACGGCTATTGCGATGTCCATAGCGCTTGGATGAATAAAAAGGAAAACAAATGTCTAACACCTTCACACGGTACGTCTCAAAGTCAGTAGGAACTACTCCCGTAGTTTTAGTTACTGCCGCATCTGCAACGCAGACCACAGCGATTGGACTGACATTGGCTAACACCACATCTAGCCCGATTACAGCAAGCGTGTACATTACCGCATCCGCAGTCAACTACTACCTGGTTAACAGTGCGACTATTCCAGTAGGTGGTTCTTTGGCGCTGTTTGGTGGGGATGGTAAAGTGGTTCTCAATACTGGCGATGCTTTCACCGTTGTCTCTGGAACTGCAAGTTCACTCGATGCAATTTTAAGTGTTTTACAAATCACATGATAGGCTAACCATGTACATTGGAAATACCGTCATAACCCAAGGGTTTACACCGCAGGTAGATTTCTTCAGCGGTAATGCAAGTACGACTGCGTTCACGCTGTCTCGCCCAGTTGCGTCTGTATATCAGATGATTGTTAATGTAGCTAATGTAGATCAGAATCCTGGATCAGCTTATACAGTATCTGGCAATACAATTACGTTTGCCTC